GAGTTCATCTCGTCCGGTCGCACTTTGCCACATGGTCTCGTAGTTTTTGCGGAGGTCTTCTACTGCATCCCGTTCCTTCTCGATATCGGAGCGGTTGTTTTTCCAGGTATTCTTGAGTTTATCGGCAGCAGCAATGGTATCGGCGTCAGTTTGCTTGCGTTTAGCTTCCGCCTGAGCTGTTTTAAGAAGCTCATCCCGCTGCTGTTTCAACAAATCAAGGCGGCCTTTCTCTGCTGGGGTAACAGGAATAAATACCGAGCCAGCCATCGTGCCGCCATCAGAAATGGTTTTTTCAAGGCGAGATATTTGATCGTTAAGACTATTAATACCGAGCGCGGCGGCTACACCACCCTTGAAGCTTTCCCAGGTATCACTTGCTGCATCCTTAACGTTCCCCCAGGCCCTTGCCACCCAGTTAAGTTGCTGCTCCATTTCCTTAAGCCGCTCTTCCGTGGCTTTTTTCAGTGCCTGAGATGCCACTTCAATGGCTTCTTCTTTGCGTCCCTGATCTTCCAGACTCTGGATACGCTGATAGGTCTCCAGGTCAAGATAATGGTACTGCTGGTTAGTGCTGGCCGCCCACGACGCCACACCATCTGTCATTTTGGTGAACTGAGACACCACCTGATCGGCTGACTGCCCGCTCAGTTCGGCCATCATACTGGCCGCCTGGGCCACCGAGTTCAGTGTTTCGCCGGTAAACTTACCGCTGCTGACCAGACCGTTGAGGATATCGCGAACATCACCGTAATTGCTTTTCATCCCTCCGATACTGACGGCCATATCTTCAAGTTGACCAGCTGTCGTCCCGGCAAAGTTGCCGCTTTTCGCAATGGATTCGTTGAATTTATCCTGATCGCCGGACGCACTGTAGGCGGCATACCCGACTGCCGCGATGACCGCTGCCACACCAACGAGCCCCACGCGGGCGAGTGTCACACCACTGAATAATGACCGGAACTGTTCAGCTCCCTCCGCTGCATCCCCCGCCGTGTCGGTCAGCGAGTCCCCGGTATCATCGGAAGAAGACGAGACATCACGAAACTTGCTGGCAAGGATCTCAAAGATATTCCCCAGCCCGCCAAAGGAATCGGCAATTTGCCCGCCCTGCTGAATGGCGACCATCCAGAGCGGCATACCGGATGCCAGAGAGGTGACGACGTCCGTCATCTGCATTGGCAGATATTTCATTGCCTGAGCGTATTGACCCGCACTGATGGAGCCGTACTTCATCGCGCTGCTTTGTTCCGAAAGCTTCTGAATGAGCGGCGCGGCTTCGTCAGAGATACCCAGCTGCGCGGCCTTGTATTCCAGTAACTCGCGGGTACTGAGATTCATGGTCTCGGCCTGCTCGCGCAGCCGGTTGATGAATTGTTCTTTGCTCGCTGCCTGCTGGGCTTCAGCCTGAGCGGCTTCCCGGGCAGCTGCGGCCTCCTGACGTCCGGCCTCCGTGGAGGCATGAGCCGCTTTCTCGACCTGCAGACGCATCTCGTTCAGGCGAGTGGAGTACTGCTCAAAGTCATCATCGCCAACCAGACCCGCGCCACGAAACGCATTCAGTTGCTCTTCCATATCATCCAGTCGGCCATAGGCGGCGACGACCGGATCGATACGGTTAACCAGCGCGGTGAGCGCAGTACGCTGGGCATCGATATCTGCCGTGGTACCGTCCATACCGTTCTGGAGCGAGCCCATTTCTGCCCGGGTGCGGGCTATCGCAGCCTGATATCCGGCATACTCCGTCGCGGCCTGCTGGATGGCATTGCCGGTCTGAGACGTCGCAGAGGCTGCATTCTGTTCTGCCTGTGCCTGGCTACGTGCAGCGTCGGCCACCTGATTCTGAGCCTGGGCGGCGCTGTCGAGTTTCTGTGAACTGGTTGTTGCTGCAGTGCCAACGTCTTCCACATCCCCGGCCAGGTCCTGCAGCGCACGGCTGGCATCCGCAAGGTCGGCGCGGATTTTCAGCATTAAATTGAGGGTGGAGTTATCGGCCATGACGCACCTGTATATAAAGGAAGAAAAAGCCCCGATCAGGATTTCAGGGCATTCACCCGCTGAGTGGCGTAGTTGCCACCGGCATAGGCGGCATTGACGTCAAATACACGGTCAATGCATGCCTGCCGGTGTTGCCGTAGCGCTTCGCTGTAATACAGCGTCAGCTGGCGGAGGGTGTAGGTTCCTAGCCTGCCCGGGTCGTGTCCGGCCCGGATGAGGGTTGCGAAGATGCTGCCGAAGCCGACAATTTCGCCCGTGTTGCCCTGATGGTTTCCAGCCGGACGACAGCGTTCATAAAAAAACGGCGGTTCTGGGTCCACCACCAGTCAATCAGGCTCTGCCCCTCACTCGCAGGCAGCAGCGCCACCCACTGAACAGGCTGCTCCACACAACAGGCGATCAATTCAGGGATATCACCGGCGTGTTTTCGCAGCACTGCCTCGATCTCTTCCAGCGGTGGCCACGGTGTCTGCATAACCTCCGCCAGGCTGTGGGTGAGCGCATCGAGCTTGTCACCCAGCTGCAGCATATCCATCAGGTTGTATTCGCGGATGACCAGTCCCCGACCCGCAATCGTGATATTGCGGGTGGAGAGCAGCACGCTCAGCTCGTCTTCGGTATCAGCGGTTTTATGCTTGCTCATGCGACCGGCTCCGCAACATCAATAACGCGGCCAAAGCGACCGATGGTTGGATCGTCCGGTCGGGCATTGTCGTACAGCACGGTGGAAGTGGTTTCCAGCCCGGCCAGAGAAGTGTCGCCCTGAATTAGCGCCAGTGCAGAAGCCGGGGAGAAGGAGATTTTGTAAAGCTCCAGAATTTTCGCCGCGCCGCCTTCCGCAAGGTTGATCCCCTCGAAACGCAGGTAAAAATCTTCCGGTTGCTGCGTGAACAGCGTGGTGTTGACCGAACCTGCATACTCATAATTCACGGACGGTGCCGTTGCCTGAGCAGTCAGGAAGGTGATCGCCCCGTAGGTGTAATCCACTTCATAGTCAGTCCCTTCCACCAGGGTGCCGATAACCACGTCACTGACGCGCTGATGATTAAGAATGTAGCGTTCACCCGCCACAATACCTGCCGGAAGAAGCTCTCCGGTGATGGTACCTGCGGGGATCACAACCTGCTCGCCGTACAGCACCACGGCCAGATTCTCTGGGGCCAGATCGTGCCAGGTTGACGTCAGCGTGCCGTCCTGGTTGGTGACAAAGCTGCGTACCGTGCCCCGACGTCCGGAATAACTCTCTTTGTGGTTAAGACGCTCGACAGTCAGCGCCAGTGATAATGCCGATACATCGCCGACCCAGCGGAATGCACCGGGCTTCCCGTTGGCCTGACGACGGGCCAGAAACACTTTGCCCTGGCCGTAGTAATAGGTTTCAAGCTGCGCCATTGTCTTCCGGCTCCTGTTGTTTGTTTTTGCCCCGGCTGCTCTGCACGTCGCTCACGACCGGCAGTACAACCTCGATGACGTTATGCTCCCGGAGCCAGGTGGCCTCGGTATCGCTGACGGTGAGGGTTTCACCGGCTACAAGACGCTTCCCCGCGTGGGTGTGCGGCTGCAGCAGTTTTACTTCTGGCATCGTCTGCCTCCGATTACGTGATTGACCTGGAATGTGTCCATCCACAGCAGTGTGCCGCCGTCATAGTCCAGAATGTCACCTTTGACCCACTGGATGCCGGTTGTGGCCAGCGTCCCCGGCACCCAGCCAATCAGCTGGTCGCGTATCTGGCCTATCAGCGGGCTGATTTCATGGGTCAGACCGTCGGCACCCTGACCATAGTTGCGCACGGCGACAGCAACGCCGAAGACCGCCTCGGCAACCTGTGCCCGGTTCCCGTTCCCCGGCACACCGCGCTCTGGTCCCATCAGGACATAAGCGCCGGGGACCGCAAAACCGGATAACTCCTGCACCTTGCTGTATTCAACGATGGTGCCGAGGAAGCTCAGCGGGGACGGCGTCAGTGGCTGCAGGCGCTCTACGATCAGACTGATGGAAAACGGTTCGCTGCTCATTTCCCGAAGTCCCTCAGTGAGTCCATGCTGAACGTGCGACCGGGGCCATCCACCATCGGCGGACCGCCAGCGGGTTTCTGCGTATCGGTTGCGCCGAGGCTGAATTTGCCGTTGGCCAGTTGCTCCATCAGTTTCATTGCATCGCGGTAATCACGGACTATAGGGTCTGTCCGTTCATCAGAAATACGATGCTGATGCAGCTTGTAGCGCACCACAGAGCGACCCCAACTGCTCAGAATCGGGTGGACTTTTACCAGCGGCAGGGTGTAGCCACGCTGGCGGAGATAACCGTCAATCAGGTTCTGGGCTTCTTCCACCGCACCGCCAATGCGCTCCACCACCTCAAGGGCCACTGCCACTTCAGCAGGTGGCCATGACGAGGTCTCGTCCCCACGTAACACCGCATCCAGCAGCTCCGGTCGGGCCGGAGGCTTGCCCGGAAGCTGAGTCACCTGAGACAGTTCGACCGCACCCGGGCGGTCAGCCAGTTCAGCCAGGGAGATATACCAGGTCACAGCCATCACACGCCTCCGGTTAGGCCGATACGGCATTCTGGAAGAAGTAGCCGCAGTCCTGAGCCACAATCAGCTCGCGCACGGACTCGCCGACACGGACACGCTGGCCACCGCGCATCCCCATGTCCGGATCAGGAATGGAGCCGGAGACACGGGAACCAAACTGCGCGGTAAATCCGAAGGTCACGCCACCCTGGGTATCGGCCAGCAGATTACGGTAGATAAAGGCGGCATGGTTGGCCCAGGCACGCACCAGTACCGGCTTCTGGCCCGGTCGGGCGATATTGACAAACGCCGAACCGACGACGATTTCGTCGAGTTCCAGCAGGCCGCGAAGAAAGTCCAGCGGTACCAGTCCATCTTCACCCAGTGTGCCGTTATAGGCTTTCACGACCGACGGGTTCTGACGCAGGGCTGTTGCAGTAGAGCGGCCCAGTACCGCCACGTTCGGGCGCATGATCATCTTGTCGAGCGCTGTGACAATTTTCTTAATCGGTTTGCTCGCGTCGTTGTCCCACTGGTCAGCAGCAGCCAGGTTTTCTTTATTACCCGCAGGGTAATTGGCCGCGTTAAACACCTCTTTACTGGCGCGAACTTCGCGGTCGAGCATGATGATATCGGACACGCGCTCGGTCGCACGGCCCAGCGGATCGTAATTGGCCGGGGCATTGTCGATATCAGACTGCGGAACCGGGGCATCAAGGGCGTAATCGTTGGTCGAGGAGGTCTCATCCTCTGCATCAAACTCAATCTGATTGGGCTGTGACGTCCGTCCGACGGTGGTGGTCGGTACGGTGAAGCCCTGACCGAGATCGAACTTCCACCATTTAAATTCGGCTTTCCCCACCGGCACGCGCGGTAACACGCTGTCGGCAATCAGGGAGAGGTTACGGTACCCGATGGCAATTGCTGTCAGGTGGGGGTCAATGGGAAACGGTGCTTTGGACATACTCTTGAACTCCTGAAAAGGGCCGGATAAACCGGCCATAAACGTTAAATGGCCGGTTACTGGTCAGCTAACTGCAGTACGCCACCTTGCTCTGACTCCGAATAAACAATCAGGCCGGTATATTCGGGAACCACCGAACCATCGTCAGCTTCAAAAGCCGGGATGGTACTTTCGGTGATGATGTAAGCAGGTTGACCTTCTCCCTCAGCAAAGGAGGCAAGACTCCGTATCTGGTCGAGGGTCAGTACAATGCGCGACATATTGTTCTCCTGATGCTGCTGCCGGTTTAGCTGTCAACCGCCACTGGCGACCGGAAGTTTGCCCGGTGCAATCCAGACCGAACCGAGATCGTCTTCAGCGCCGTCATATTCGGCAAAACCGAGATAGAACTGACCAGCGGTGGCCGGGACAGCACGCCCCTCGGCATCAGCGGTCAGCGGGTCACCGGCGACCACATCATCGCCATAGACAACCGGCGTCAGCTGGCTGCGGACTACATCGGCGGGTTCCCCGACACTGGCGGCAACCAGGGTGGTGACGCCGATAATCAGTTTGGTGCCATCGATGGCCAGAGTGATTTCATCCGGCACCGTGCCGTGCGTGACCATACGGCGTGCGGCCAGTGCGACTTCTGCCTTATGGCAGGTGATCAGACCCGGAATATTCATTGCTGGGCTCCTTTCTTCACGTGGTTAACCGCGTCCGTCATGGAGATGGTGCGACCCTTTTCAGCCTGCTCTGCCTGATAGTTCTGGGCGGCAGTGGCCAGCGCGGAGGCATCGGCAAAATCGACAGGGTCATCAACTGCGCCAGTTTTCTCGCTGAAATCAATGGCACGCGGTTTGGTGCTGAGAATTTCGCGCAGCAGCTCCTCCGGTGTTTTGCTGACGGTGGTATCGCCTTCAGAAAACGACAGCGGCTCCTGGGACAGATTGACCAGCACCTCAACAATGGAGCTCTTATGGCGGGGAAGGACATTTCCTGCTTTCACCAGACCATCTGCAAAACCCACAATGGCGGTGCGTCGCTCCAGTGCCTTTTGATTAATCGCGGCTTCTTCAGCCACGCGTAGTTTGTTTTCACGCTCATCCAGCGCGGCCTGACGCCTGGCGAGCTCCTCCGCCGTAACGGTGGTCGTTTGGTTCGGATCCACATTATTCTCCTCGGCATATGCCAGTGGTGAGATAGATGACTTACGGTCATCAGTGGCGGAGTCCAGAATTGACTGGATACGCCACTGAGGAATGATGGAATCAGCCTGCTCGATGTCCTTTTCCTGGATAACCCAGTCACGAATCGACTGAAACAGGCTGGCCAGATTGTCGGCCTCCCACGGCAGGGCAAATTCCAGCGGGCCGTTATCGCCACTGGCTTCTGCGAACTGCGCATCAGGAAGACCTTTCACACCGGGCGGAACGGCTCCCAGGAAACCAACGTGGCGGGCATAGTAATGACCGGGTTTCGGATTGCCGGGGCTGTCAGGCTGATAAATGGAAAGGGAGCGTTTTTTGTAGCTGCCCGCGTTGAAGGCTTCCGCAAAGGCCGGATTCACCTGACGCGGCGCGGCATAGACGATGCCGTCACGGAATTCGAGGCGCTCAGCCCAGCCATACGCCGGTGCGGTCAGGCTCGGATGCCCGATGACAAAAGGGGCTTCCGATACTGAAGGGTCATAGCTGTTGGCCAGATCGATGCAGTTTTCCTGCGTGAAGGTGATGGTCCGGCCATCCATCGCGGTATGGGTGCCGGGGGCAAAAACCGCAAGTGTCGCTTTAGAAGTGCTCGTCGTCATGGCTGTCGTCATTTTCGGTTGTCAGGGGTTATGGCGACATCATGACGAAACGTGCTCTAGGGGTAATCTGCCCACGGGCAGATAAAAACGGGACGGAAGGTAAATCTGAGGGTCAGCGCGGGGGAGGAACAGGGCCGGGAACCGTATTAAAACGTATTATAATACGGGTCGCCAGCGTGGATTGCGTCATCATAGCCAGACGACCACCAGAACGCGTTACAGGGCGTCTGACGACGACATCAGTTAAACGCCCCCTGCAGGTAGTTTTTCGCCATATCGATAAGGGTTGCCCCCTGTGCTTTTGAGACTCCCAGCCACGGACGTGCAGGTATGGAGATTTTATACGCCGGGATGGTGTGCCACTGTGCAAAGTTCGACTTGTTCTTACGAACAAACTGATTGTCGATCTCACCGTCTTTTTTCTGGCGATAATACGCCTGCTGGCTGCGGGCGGCGATTTCGATGGTCCCGCCGAACTGGTGGATAGCACCGTAGACCCGGTCAGTACCGAACAGCAGCTCATCAGCATTCACCTGCCAGCGCAGGGTGTTTCGCAGATAGCCATCGCGGGTCAGTATCTGGTCCCGGTTTTTTCGCTTACGTTGCTTGTAGCGCCAGGACAGCTCTTTCCATTTCACCCCGTCAGGTGATGTTTGGTCCTTGAAACGTTGCTGGTGAAATTCAAGCAGGCGCTCCCCCATTGAACGGAGCAGCGGTTCCGGGCGCATCAGCTCCGACCGTGCATCCCAGAGCTTCGCCAGTGTTTCCTGGTAATCAAACGTTAGCGTTACGCCAGCCATCTCAATTCTCCCGCGACCACAGCTGGATACCCTGGCGCAGCGACTGCAGCAGCGTATCGTCAGTTGAAATATTTCCGGCCCAGCCTTCGCGCCCGGTAGCGAACACCACCGACAGCGGATCAGCGTCACCTTCCTGTTGCAGACGGGCCAGGTAATAACGCCGGACCAGCGACTGCTGCTCTTCCGGCAACCAGACAATCTGCGCCCATATTTCGTCAGGGTGACGGATGGTCTCAGCCAGCTGCAGTGCCTGCGCCAGCGTCAGGGGTATCTGGCCCTGACCCTCCGGCGACGCGAACATGTCGCTGCCAATGGCGATGCGCTGGCCCATCGGGTCCCGGAACGCCGCATCACGGTCAGCGGTCGCGCCGAACAGCTGCAGGAACGCGTCCACAGGGTCGGTCTCGCCTTCAGGCACCGGAGCCGGGCGCGGAGCAGGCAGTGGCGCAGGTTTGGCCGGGGCTTCTGCTACCGGCGTGAACGGACCGTCTCCGATCGGACTGCCGCCACGGGGCGGAGGCACTTCGCTGAAATACCGGCTGCGGCCCGGGGTATGCTCAAACCCAGGGTCGATCCCTTCCGGCACAATAACGGTCCTTGGACCGCCCGGGCTGCGCTGGCCAATTACGCGGGAAATGAATTTAATCGGTGGCGCAGTATCCGGGCCGTCTTTGCCCAGGCGTCGCAGGTCGTCTTCGGTGCGGGCAAGCACACTGCACTGACATCCCCAGGCATTCACCGGGAAATGGTAAATCCACCACGGGTCATCCGCCCGCAGCACCATGCCGTTCCAGCCCAGATGGTCCTGGCGCGGGTGTTCGACCACATCACTGTGGACATACTCCCAGTAGGGGTGAGTATCCCGCATAGCCATCAACTGCTGGTAGCGACCGGCCATGTAAGAGCTGCGCAGGTTCGTCTCGTAGATGACACGCGATCGCCACTCAAATCCGCCGTTATAGCTCCAGCCGTAGCGGGCAACGATGGCCGCGAAGTCCTTACGGAAGGTTTCCAGCGTACCACCGTCAAGACTTTTCTCGACTGCGGTACGCAGGTCTGCCAGCAGTTCATCCCGGTTGGCTCCGGCCACCATAAACTCACTGTCATGCGCGGAGCCGTAGACATCCGTCCAGGCGTCGGTCTTCGTGTTGAACTTGCGACGGAAGAAGGCGATCTGCTCGCTGAACGGCAGCGAGCCATAGCTGACGTTACCGGCCATTCATCTCCTCCAGCAGATCGTTACGTCCTGCCAGGGCGGCAGCAGACATCGCGTCGCCCAGAATACGGGCATAGTCATCAAGTGACATATCAGGTATCAGCGCGGTCAGGCCGTCACGCAGCTCGTCGGCGGACTCAGCAGAGTCAACCAGCGCTTTTATCTGATTGATCCAGCCATCCATGACCGGGCGCAGTTCGGTATTGAGGCGACCGGCCAGCAGCGTGGCCGAATCGTTATGGTCCGGATCATGCTCCGCAAATGATGACGGTGCAGCGGCCCGTGGAACGGATACCGGCTCAGGCTTGGACTCCCACTCGCCGCCGTAGGTCTCTTTGACGTAAGCCAGCGTCGGACGATAGCCGGTGGTCTCACTGATGGTTTTGTCACGTTCGGCCCGGTCTTTCAGATCTTCCGCTTCTTCAAAGACGCGGGAAACTATCGGTACTGCAGCCCCCGGGAAGTTGAGCTCGGTAAACCATTTACCTGGCCCCCGGTTCCAGGACTCGCAGATAACATCCGCATCCGCCTTGACGATAGAATCCAGCACCTTGTCCTGCAGTGACTCATTACCGCCAATACCTTTTGCCGCGCCGCCGGAGCTGGAGATCTGACCGACCGTCACGCGCCTGATCGCCTCATTCATCGCGTTATACATTGCCTGATAGTCGGCTGCACCGGAACGGGCTACCGACATCAGTTCGACAGTCATCCCCTCGGGCATAATGACACCGCTGTCGGTTGAGATGGCGCGGGTCAGTGCCAGCAGGTTACGTTTCTGCTCAGGTGTTGCCCCTTCGGGGTGTTTTCCGGCGACGGTCGGCATCCCGAACTTGTCCAGGAAAATCAGCCAGAACTTGATATCGTTGCGCTTGAAGAACGTCGGCCAGTACAGCCAGTGCGCCAGCCCCAGACCGTAGGGTTCATCATCATGATCTGCACCGGTGGAAAATGACCAGAAATACGGACTCTCACAGGCCTCCCCGACGGTCATATTTTGCCGCGTCAACAGGCGTAATTCGCCTTTCGGGCTGAAACGGAAGCGGCGACGATCCCGGACCTTAATGTCGTCAATCCACAGTAAGTTGTCCCGGACACCATAAATCAGCTCTGAAACGGCATAGCCATAAAACACGCCGTAATGCATCAAACGGGTGATGCGATCGAAGCCCAGCGATTCTATCTGCTGGCGCATGGCATCCGCCGCTTCGATATCAACCGGGTTCTCGCCACCGGCCTCGACCTTAATCTCACGGGATATCAGCGCATCCTGCCGCTGGCCGAAGGCCGACTTGACCTCGTCGTCACTCAGTACCTCGCGGTAAATCTTAAGGTCAGGCGCACCGCGATGCTGCAGAACGCTGTCATCGGATAAGGCCAGCGCACCGGTCCAGGGGCGAGTGATGTCCCGACCATCGCCCGTGCTTGCAATTTCCTGCCCGAGTTTTGGCCGGGGTGGCTTACGTCCCAACGCGCCTTTAATTGCCCCCAGAATGTTCATAGATATCCTCCAAAATCGTTAATACCGCGCACGGTTCCAAACCCGGTATCGGTGAGCTCACCGGCGCTGCTGCTGTCGCCGAAGCCTGACAGCACGCGGAAAATATCGCGCTCACCGGTCGATTCAAACGCAATCTCAGTGGCCAGGTTCAGGGCTGCATAGTTCGCCAGACAACCGGCAATCGCGGTATCACCGTGGCGCACCAGTTCGGGGTCTTTGAGGTCTTTTTTCTCCAGGCTGGCCACCATTGGTACGCCATCGATGTTTTCTACCGTTCGCAGGTCCTGTGCCGTGTTCTCATCGCGCGGCAGGATGATCATGCTGTCTTCAAACAAGCCGGTGAATTTGGGCATCCAGAAGCCGTACCACTTACGATTCAGGGTGATTTCAGCAATACGCGGGCGACCATAGCGGTCGGCGGTGTACTCCGCCAGCACCATACCCGGCCCGGTGGCATCCATCGCACCGCCTGACTGGCGGGGAAGATGCTCGATTACCCAGAACAAAATCTGCTGCTGCAGCGCTGACGGGACGTTGTTCAGCTCCAGCAGGAACGGGACGTCACGACACAAGTTCTGCATGATGGCCATCGGTACGACGGAGGAGAAGTGCCGGTGGCGGGCAAAGTCCATACCAAACACGTGGCGCAGCTCCGGGTTTAAGGTCTCCGCCATCACAGGGCGCAGCTCCTTATCAATCCAGTCATTACCCCATGCGGCACGTTCCGCCTCGGTCATATGGATAAAGTCATCATCCAGCGCGAGACGTATGACGGGCCGCTCTTCCGGCATGGCCCGCTCGATCCAGACGCCGGGAATACAGATACCGTTACCGTCACGCGGGATGGCGTCCAGCTCCTCACGCATCGCCGCTTTACGGGGGCCGTATGCGTTACGGATGCGGTTGTACCAGGTCTTTTTACCCTCAACGGTGGCGGCTTCGCCTTTCATGGCACAGACCCGTTCAAACAAACCGTTGGCGACCGCGTCATCAAAGGTGACGGTAAATACGGCGGCATCGTCGCCATAACGACCCGCTTCAATATCATTACAAAACTGGCAGAACGGATTGTTCTTACCGTTATGGGAACTGATGATAACGATACGGCCGCCCCAGATAAGCAGCGCCGTCGCCGCATCCAGTACGCCCTGAACATCCTGATGAAATGCCGCCTCGTCAATAACCACCACGCCCTGGAGACCACGAATGTTGGCAGGTCGGGAAGAGAGTGCCGCCACCTGAAACCCGCTGGCGAAGCGGACGCGGTAGGCCGCAATCATCCGTGTATTGCCCTGTTCGTCCTGGTCCTCGAAAAGAAACTCTTCAATCGCTGAGACGCCTTCCGCCTGCTGAGCTGCGATGACCCGGGCGAATTTGGCCACGTAGCCGATGAATTCCAGACCTTTCTCTTTGGTATCACCGATGTAATAGACGTTGTCGCCGCCAGCGACTTTCTGCGCCCCGGCTATCAGGGTCGAGTTAAGCCCCCAGGCAAAGGTGATGCCGGTACGACGGCCTTTCGGGATAGCCAGAATGGAAACGTCGAACTTGAGGCATTCCACCTGGTGGGCCATCAGCACGCCCTCGGCAAACGGATTGAAGCCGAACGGGATTTCCCGGGCTCGTGCCGGGAGTTCATCCCACTCAACGGTACGGATGGTGGACGCTAATGGTTTCATCACTTGATCCCCAGCACACGTTCACGCCAGAACTGCACCTCGTCTTCACTCAGTCCTTTTGCCCGTGCGGTCTCTTTCAGATTCTCTTCCTGCTCGCGCAACAGCCGCTCGCGGGCAGTTCGTTCAATTTCACGGCGCTCGTCGAGGCTGGCTTTACGCGACTGCAGGACGTCTTTGGCGGCGCGGGCAAGATGGCGCACTGTGTCAATATCCGGTTCTTCGGCCTGCTGGGCGGTAAAGGCGGCATGAGTGGTAAGCGTGGTGACGGCCTGAACCATCAGGGCACCGGCGCGTTCGTCGGGGTTTTCACCGAGCTCACTGACCAGCAGGCGGGCCATCTGATCCTGTTCGCGCATACGCCCGACCATTTCGCCAAATGTCTGCTTATAGCGGCCCAGCGCACTGCGGCTGGGGGCATCCTCGCCCGGGAAATGCTCGTGGATATCGGCCAGCAGTTCATCCAGCGTCATGCGGTCTTCACGCAAGCGGCGCTCGATATGGGTGCGAACGTCAGTTTCCAGACGGTGAATCGTCGACTTTCTCCCCATATCAGCCTCCCGCGCCAGGGCGTTTTACCCCAGGCACGATAGCCCGACCTGCAGCTACATCAGCGCCACGTTCAGTCAACCGGGCAACCAGCACCGTTTCGATATCCTCAACCGTCACCAGGCCTTGTTCTTCCAGCCAGCGCAGCTCAGATTTAATCTGGTCGCGGCTTGGCGCATGGCCATAGCGGGTCAGAGCCTGGTAAATAACGGAACTGTTGGAGCTGTAGCTCGGCATCTCGGACAAAAACCGCAGCATGACAAGACGCTGGTCCTCACGCAAAAAACTGGCAAAATTCATGGGGTCCTCCGTTATTTCTTCTGCAGCAGATAGGTTTCGATGTTCTCGGTGCGACGATAGGTCGCCGCCATCTGTTCCTGCATTCCTGTCATCTGGGCTTCAGTGCGGCTCAGTTTTGCGATGAGTTCGGTGATCTGCGACTGTGTTGGCACCGATTTAATCTGCGCCTCAACGGTGGTTATCCGGGTGCGAAGCTCCAGCAGTTCTTTTTGACTGGCCGACTGGCGGCCAATCAGCCAGGTATAAATACCGACCACAGCCATCACCACCCATTGCAGAAATGCCCAGTCAAATCTCAGTTCATTTATTCCCACAGCTACCCTCCTGGGCACATTTGATCACTTCAACCAGCTGTCCGGCACAGAGGCCGTACTGGTCATATAACTGCTTCTGAGCTACCGCGAGATCGTCCATGCCGTTACTGGCCGGATAGACCGGGCGAGGACACGGAACGGTCAGCCGGGCGGGTAAAACCAGAGGTAGCGGTTGTTGCGGCCTGCTCACGAGCTCGGGCGAGTTCCTGCATGACGCCAGCATCAAAATTGCAACCAGTACGGCTGGCAGCGTTCTTTTTAAGCGCTTCACGAATGGCCTCCGTGGATTTCTCATCCGCCAGCTGGCGGGCGTCAATTTGTTTCGCCAGCAACGTGCTGGCCTGATTAGCCTGTGCGGTCAGCTGCTTTGCCCCGGCGATGAACTGATTCAGGGCGTCTCCGGCCTCCCGGGTCTTCTGACTGGCGACCTCAAGGCGCACATCACCCGCGCCGCGTTCATATCCCTGATGCCAGATAAGCCAGAGCATTCCCAGCCCCGAGGCCGCTAACAACAGGTAACGAACCAGCAGTTTTATCCAGTCAGTCGGCGTCATAGCATTCTCCCGGCCCCCAGCCTGCCGCCAGATACAGCGGTTGCCAGGTGTAGATGATTTTCAGGGGATAGCCCCGGTTCTCGCGAAAGTTGGCAGCGCTGCGGCCCGCGTTAATCTGCTCGACGTGGTTCCAGTAGCGACTGGCATCCAGCCCTCGGCTGGTGGCCAGCTTCCGGTCTTTCTGAACCCAGCCCAGACCGCCGTTATAGGCGGAAAGAGCGAAGGCCATGCGGTCACAGTCGCTGGCGGTTCCCGGGATGCGCTGCCAGTGCCAGCGGTTGTACTGCACCAGCGCCCGCATGGACCATGAAGGGTTATAGGGCTGATGGTCTTTCAACTGGGCAGGGTAAATACCGGCAATCCAGCTGGCAGTCGCGGGCATAAACTGCGCCAGCCCCTGTGCACCGACTGGCGAACGGGCCCGGGCATTCCACTGTGATTCCTGATGGATTTGAGCGGCGAAGGTGGAAACCGGAGCATTGAGGCCCCAAATGACGCGGGCATTACGGGTCAGCTCGCGCTGATATTGCCGGGCCTCAACCGGAATGCTGGCCGCGAAGATCGGATGACAACCGCTGAGCAGGCAAAGCAGGATGACGGACAGCGCGAGTCGGGTCATGGTCAGAGCCCCATCGTCACGCCGAGGCAGATCGCCGCGACAATCAGAGCCCGGCGAATCAGCACTGCAGCAAAAATCAGCTCATAACCGTGCGAGACCGGAAATTCCACTCTCCCCTCAAAACCGTGTGGAAGTGGAGGCGGAACCTCAGACTGACTGTGATTGCCAGTACTGCGCCTCTTCGCTTCCTGGGTTTTCCAGTTCTTAGTGAGATAACTCCCCGGGCTGGCATAGGGGAACAGCGCCCGGTCGAGGTGGTAGCCGAGGATGGCAGCGATGGAAACCAGCGACAGCTTGTACAGCGTGACGCCGAGCTGTTCCGGAGAAATGAAGGCGATAGCGGCCAGCAGCGCAACGGCGAGTATGATCCAGTTGCGCAGCCGCTGGTGACGGACTTTGTGAAGTAGTGACATGAGGTTCTCCTGAAGAAGGCCAAAAGGCTGAATAAATCAGGAGTCAGTGTGCAGTAAATCAGGGTGAGGAGTAATTTGCCCCCGGACAGAAAAAAGCCCGATAAATATCGGGCTTCCTGAAGATTAATTCTGTTGTTGAGGTTTTTGCGGTTTTTGACCTATTTTCCTCAGTTGATCGCTGTGAACGTCAATAAATGGGGCCATCTTACGCTGGAACCAGCCGATGATAACCATTTCTGATTTCGGATAATTCATTGCACGAAGCTGCTCGTTATAACACAACGCATCCAACACGCGGAGAACCGGCGGCTCATCCATTTCGATGGTCAGGCGCTTATCTGTGAACTCAGCAATGTTTTCCTCCGAGGGTTCGGTTTTCATCATCGCCTTCTCGATCTCTACAAATTGACGTGCCAGATCGAAGTGAAGGCGAGCCCTCTGGGAAGACCCCAATACCAGATTAATAGCTGATAGACCAGTTACTAACCCAAGGGCTACAAGTGCCACGGTTTTCCACGATTGTTCGAGTACCCCGTAAATGGCTGTTGAACCCAGCATCACGGAAAGCATATTGCTGAATTGATCTAACCTGTCGTAAAAAGCCCGACGACGGTTGTGATACCTTACAGAACGGCGGATATCAAACAGCAAGTGATGCCATTTTTTTGTGATGTTATCTTGTGCTTCCTCCATTTTTATCCCCTTTTGTTGGAAGTGGGTCCGGTGGAGCGAATGTGTTTGATATTACAATACCATCACGGATATCACCAAAGTCAGTTGGTCGCTTGTCCTTATGGTTTTCTGTTATCGGACCAGAGGGTCTTTGAGGCCTGTCATTAGAAGGTTTTTGTTTCGATTTATCATTCATTTTAAATGTCCCCTATCAGGTATTGTTTCTCACTCCGAGCTGATAATAAGCCTCTACTGGTCTTCTTTAAGCTCTCTGGCGGCCTTAGCTTGCTCGCTCCACTGCTCAACGGCTCCCTTTAGGGATTTTTTGAAAGCCTTGACTATATCCTCACGCTTGAAAACATCACTTTTTTCGTAACGTGCAAGTATCTGTTTTTCAAGCCCATCACTTACAAAGTGCTCCCATAGCCGCTCTATTTTATCTGGTGATGGATGGGCTATCAGTTGACAAGTCAGAAAACCATGCAACACCTCGTCTCTGGCTCTGACTGCAAATAGCTCAGCTTCAAGAGCACAAACTCTGTTTGTTAAAGCATCAAAGGCTTCCTGTAAATCTACCTTTTCATTCATCTAGCAGCTCTCCAACGTATTCCGCCCAAGGGCACATGACTCTTGCTGTGTGTTCAAGAAAAATTATTGGCACTCTTTAAAAAGAGCGACCTGCGGGATGCGTCAACATCCCGCAGGCCATCAACACACAGCTATTGCCTGTGAGTCGACCGAAGGCTCAGTCCGTCTCGCGAGACAGATTCAGCCTACTGCATTTTCATTCAATGAAAAAGGCTTACAGAATATGAAATCTCAGTTTTTACCAGTGCTTCCGTGGATGGGTGGTAAACGCCGCCTGGCCAAACATATTCTTCCGTTATTTCCGTCACACACCTGCTACGTTGAGCCGTTCTGTGGTGCAGCTGCGCTGTACTTCATGAAAGAGCCCAGCAAGGTTGAGGTCATCAATGATATTCACGGCGAGCTGGTCAATCTCTACCGGGTGATCAAACATCACCTTGATGAGTTTGTCCGGCAGTTCAGATGGGCGCTGGTCAGTCGCCAGATATACCGCTGGATGAAGGATACCCCGGAAGACACACTGACTGATATTCAACGGGCCGCTCGCTTCTTCTACCTGCAGAAGCAGGCATTTGGTGGCAAGGTGGCCGATCACACCTTTGGCACCACAACCACCAGTGCACCACGCCTTAATCTGCTGCGCATCGAAGAAGAACTGTCGCTGGCCCACCTGCGACTCTCCAGGACCACGATTGAGCATCTGGACTGGGCTACCTGCATTAAACGGTACGACCGCCCCCATACGCTTTTTTACTGTGACCCGCCGTACCTGAAAACTGAGGGCTATGGCGTTGATTTTGGGCTGGAGGAATACGTCCGGATGGCGGCTCTGGCCCGAACTATCAGAGGAAAAATGGTTATTTCGGTGAACGATATCGAGGAAATGAGGGAGGCATTTGCCGGGCTACAGATTCAAACGGTAGATATCCGCTACAACCTGCAGGCCACGGGTAAGGCTGAACTCAAAAAGGAACTTGTCATCTGTAATTTCTAATATGTGAATGGCCGATATCGGCCATTCTAACCATAGATATCATGACTCTGGACTCTGAGTTCTATGATTTTGAGGGTGGTTGGGAAATACCTGTAGTGCAACCGTTTTTAACTCTAAGTAGTTGTAATTGCGATAGCCGAGAGTTCGCGCTTTCAAGTGCACTATTTTTTTCCATCGTATTACCGATGCCAAAGTCACCTAAAAACGAGAGGACTGAACGACCATCGAACTGACTTTCTTTATCGACATGCTGGAGAAAGCCATGAACCTTGGCTTCCTCTAACTCTATTTCACGGCATGACATAGTTTCCTTCTCATACTGAGTGAGTTCACCTTGTCGACCATAATTTTTTGTTGAACAGCCAGTAATTAAAACTAAAGTAACTGCACTAACCCAGAGATAACGCATTCTTTTTCCTTGATTGCTATGTAAGAGGGGCAGCTAGCCCCAAAGTAATTTAACTCGACTTTTTTAATAGGCTGATTTGTTGCGCGACTTCAGCGGCAGTAGCCTCAATAATTTTTTTTCCTGCCTCATCAGTATTCTCATAGTTATCAAGCAGAGCTGACTGACGTTTAGTAAGTGAAGATTCTTTCATACCTGTCGGCATAGAGTCATTCCTCACCCCTGTAACTATGTACAAAACATCCACCCCCAGCCCTGACAGTGCAGATAACTGCACTGCATTTGGTGAGGTCCTTCCCTTTTCCCAATCAATCAACGTTCTCTTTGCTATTTCAATAGCATCAGCCAGCCCTTGCTGTGTAAGGGCTAGCCGCTCTCTTTCTTCTTTAATACGCAAACCGATCATGTGAGTTTTTCTGCACTTTAAAATTGACTGGTGAGGTTTTCTGCACCATAATCTAACACACATAGTACAAACATAGTTGTATCACTTAAGGAGACAACGATGACTGCAGAACAAGTCAAATCACTCTTTCGCCAGCGTGGGGTCACCTTTACCCAGTGGGCTGAAGAGCATGGCTACTCCCGGAGCGAGGTCTACCGGGTTCTCAACGGCCAGACCAAAGCCAACTACGGTAAATCTCACGAGATCGCCGTCAAACTGGGCCTCAAACCCGGCAATGTTGCAGCCTGAAATATCTGCAATAAGTGTAACAGTGTTTCGTATATAGAAAAGAGGTATGTGACATGAACAAAGCAATCACATCCACATCCGGTGGCCGCATCCTGCGGGTGCTCAAGGCGCTCAAAGGGGCTTCACTGACAGGCCGTTCCAATAGCGAACTTGCGAAAGCACTGGAGGAATCTCCGGCAAATATCAATCGCGCCCTCAACACTCTGATAGACGAAGGGCTGGCCCAAAAGCTGGATAACGGTCGGTTCGCTCTGAGTGTTCAGCTTCTGCAAATTGCCCTTGCTCACAGCAATGAAATGGCCCGCGCTCAGGGTCGCATCGATGAAATGAACCAGCGCATCGTCTCTGGCAGTCACTAATTAAGGAAAAGCAAGAATGGCACGTACTAAACAGCAATCTACAGAGCTTGCACCGGACGTAGAACTAAATCCTGAACTGGCGGCCACCCAGAATCTGATGGCCACAGTCAGCAGCCAGATGAATGATGAACGTGACCTGCTGAACCAACTGCTGGGTCAGGCTCAGATGGCTGATGCGTTTGAGCAATTTTCCCGAACGGTTCGGACTTCTAAGCTGGCTTTTGTTAAGGAAAACAAGCTATATCGCAATCTCAAGGGAAAGAAAACGCCGAACGGTTCGGAGTTTTTAGGCACATGGGACGAGTTCTGCAGCGTTCTCGGAATATCCGTAGATAAAGCTGATTTGGATATTGCCAATCTTACCGCCTTCGGCGAAGAAGCCCTGGAATCCATGTCCCGCATGGGTATTGGCTACCGCGAGCTGCGCCAGTTCCGCCGCCTGCCTGAAGACCAGAAAAGCGCCCTTATTGAGGTGGCCAAAGAAGGCGACAAAGCTGCGCTGCTGGATTTGGCCGAAGAGATGATAACCAAACATGCCCGCGAGAAGGAAGAGCTGACAACTGACCTCGAAATCAGCCGCCAGATGCTGGCCGAGAAAAAAGAAGAACTCGGCACGATGCGCAATGAAAAAGAGGAGCTCAAATCCCGCCTGGTCCGCCGTTCCGCCACTGAAACACCTGATGAAGAAGGCGTGGCGCTTGAAACGGAAGTCACCGGCTTTAAAAGCGGCGTTATCAGCGCGTTCTTTGACCTTAAAAGCGGCTTCAACGCGCTGACCGAGCACACCGAACAAACCGGCATCAACCACACCGGCATGATGGCGGGCCTGCTAGATGACCTTCAGGCACAGTTTGAAGAGCTGCGTCAGGAATTCAGCCTGCCGGAAGCCCGCGAAACCAGCGTGATACCGGACTGGGTAAAAGAAGCACAGCAAGAGGATGAAAATAATGGATAAAACCACCGCTGTTATTGACTCACCAGAGGCACTGGGCGCTGCCCTGTGCCGCCATGTACCCGATATGGCCAACGGTTTCACCATCACCACCCGGGACAGCCAGCTGCAGCTGACCATAACCGCCGAAGATACCAGGCCTTTCATGGCGGCGATGGAACGTCTGCTGAATGGCAAAATCCGCCAGATTCAGCGCGGGCATCAGGGTCGCGTTCTGGATGAAAGGTGGACCCAGATTGAAGAGAACAACCAGAAGTTTGCCGAGCAGGTCAGACGAGCAGACAAGATTGAAGCGAACAACCTGCAGGTTGTACAGCAGATTAAAAGTGGTGATGGCATTTTGAACGCGCAGGTAATCCAACAGATCATCCGGGTTAGTTTTCCAACGATGACCTCCGAAGAACGGGAACGCGTCGACCAGATTATTCGGGCGGCGGCGTTACGCAAAAATACTGAGTCCACGGCCAGTATCTGAGGGGGCGGTGATGAATCCAGTCCTTACTCAGCGACTCGTTGCCATTGCTGAAGCAGCAAGCGCTGCCGGTCACGGCAACAAAGAAGCGGTGTATCAGGCCGCATGCGAGGAATTGTGTATGTCACGCGCCACATTGCTCAAAAAACTGAATGCCGTCCGCCTGCAGAAGCCGAGAAAACAGCGCTCTGATGCCGGTGATTCCGCGCTGACCCGCGATGAGGCGATGACTATTTCCGGCACTCTGATGGAAACCATCCGTGGGACGGGCAAACGTACCCTCAGCGTGGAAAAAGCCATCAACAGCCTGCGCGATAACGGTCTGATCGTCAGCGGCAGGCTTGATGAGACCACCGGTGAGATTGTGCCGCTGTCGGCCAGCGCCATTATCCGCGCCCTGCGTCAGTACCGCCTGCACCCTGACCAGCTGCGGGCACCGGCTCCTGCAGTGCAGCTGGCCAGCCGCCATCCAAATCACGTCTGGCAGCTGGATGCGTCCATCTGCGTCCTGTATTACCTCAAAAACCCGGCCAAAGGGGTTAAGGGTGATACCGGGCTGCGCATCATGGATGAGAAGGAGTTCAACAAGAACAAGCCCGCCAACGTGGCTAAAGTCGTCAATGACCGCGTCTGGTCATTTGAAGGGACCGACCACACTACCGGGTGGATCTACCTTGAATACCGCTTCGGCGGCGAAACAACCGAGAACTTCACGTCGGTGCTCATCAATATGATGCAGGAGCGTGGTGGCGCTGACATTCTGCACGGGGTGCCGAAGGTGCTGTTCACCGACCCCGGCGCTGCCCTGAAGTCCCCCACGATGGGCAACCTTTGCCAGGCGCTGGGTATCAGGCTGATTGCGCACAAAGCCCGCAACGCCCGGGCCACCGGCTCGGTGGAAAAGGCCCGTGACATTCTCGAACGGGATTTTGAACACGGCCTGCGCTTCTGCCGGGTGGAGAGTATCGACGAACTGAACCGCCTGGCGCGTCTGTGGCGGATGAAGTTCAACCGCACGGCCATTCACAGCCGTTACGGGATGGCCCGCACGGATAAATGGTTGCTGATCACCGAAGAACAGCTGGTCAAGGCCCCCTCTGTTGAGGTCTGCCGGGAAGCGGCGGTGTCAGCGCCGGTCAGCTGCAAGGTGGACAGCTTTGTCCGGGTACGTTTCCGGGGGCGGCAGTACGACGTTTCCGCTGTGCCGGGTGTCTGCGTGAATGATCGCGTGATGGTTGCCCGCAACCTCTACCGTGACGATCAGGCTCAGGTGGTGATGACCGGCGAGGATGGTCTGAAATCCTTCTTCCTGGTTGACGAGGTGCAGAAAGACGAGCATGGCTTTGCTGTTGATGCCCCGGTTATCGGTGAGAGCTTTAAACCGCTGCCCCAGACCGTTGCCCAGCAGCATCTTGATGAAGTTGAGCAGCACGTCTTCGGCACTGCCAGCAAGGAAGAGACCGAGGCCGCGAGAAAAGGCAAAGCCCTGCCGTTCGGGGGACGTTTCAACCCATATCTCGATATTGAACGCGACGATCACCCGACCTACCTGCCAAAACGCGGCCAGGAAAGTCAGGTTCGTGGCCCGCGCATCGAGCAGCGTTCGTTATCCCATGTTGAGGCGGCAAAATTGCTGCGTGAGCGCCTGACGGCGGCTGGCCATAGCTGGTTCCCGCAACACTACGCGCAACTGGTCACTCGATTTCCTGACGGCGTTCCTGCAGAAGATATTGACGCCATCGCGCAGGAGCTGGCCGGGAATAAAACGCCGCGACTCAGCATCGTTAACGGCCATTAACGGGAGGCACCCATGCTGGTACTGAAAGATCTGATGAAGCAGCACGGTATCGAACAGACGGAAGTTGCTGTGGCTGCAGCTGTTTCGCAGCCCGCCGTTTCACAGCTAATTAACCACGGCATCTGGCCGAAGCGTCGCCCTGAAGAAGTGCGGCAAAAAATAATGGATTTTCTGGCATCACGCGGGCTCGGGGAGAACTTATCCCGGGCGTTTGATGAGGTACTGGCGGCGGAACCCGCCAGTACCTCCGTCCCGCAACAGGCAAATAACGAAGAGGACGAGAATATGTTACTGGCAAAACAGGTATTAAATCCAGTCACCAAAAAGCAATTCGGTATTTTCCGTGACCCGTTCGCGGATGACGCCATGCAGAGTTCTGATGATGTGTTTACCACGCCGGATATCCGCTACGTCCGCGAGGCGCTGTATCAGACGGCCCGGCACGGCGGTTTTATGGCGGTGATCGGAGAGTCCGGGGCGGGGAAAAGTACGCTGCGCCGCGACCTGATCGAACGTATCCATCGCGAAAATACTCCGGTCATCGTCATTGAGCCCTACATCATCGCGATGGAGGACAATGACAATAAAGGCAAGACCCTGAAAGCGGCCAGCATCGCCGAGGCGATCATCAGCACCATCGCACCGCTGGAAGGTGTCAAACGCAGCCAGGAAGCCCGTTTTCGCCAGTTACACCGTGTCCTGAAGGACTCCAGCAACGCCGGTTACAGTCACGTTCTGGTGATTGAAGAGGCTCACTCGCTGCCGCTACCCACGCTGAAGCACCTGAAACGCTTCTTTGAGCTGGAGCATGGATTTAAAAAACTGCTGTCCATCGTGCTGATTGGCCAGCCTGAACTGGCGATGAAGTTGTCAGAACGCAACCAGGAGGTGCGCGAGGTTGTACAGCGTTGCGAGGTCGTCGAGCTCCTGCCGCTGGATACAGAGCTGGAGCGGTTCCTGGAGTTTAAATTTAAGCGGGCCGGTAAAACCGTCTCGGATGTTCTTGATAACAGTGCCGTCGACGCGATTCGCGCACGCCTCAGCAACAATATTGGCGGTCGCCGGGGGGTTGTCAGCCTGTTATACCCTCTGGCCATCAGCAATCTGATTATTGCAGCCATGAATATGGCCGCGCAGCTCGGCGTTCCGGTTGTCAATGCCGACGTTATTAAGGGGGTTTAAATGAAAACAGTCCCGAATATTAATCAACAGCTGGCCAATGTGATGACGGCCATTGCCGCACTCAACGCCATGAATACGCCTGTTGCCAGCATCATGATTTATTCAGGAAAACCGGTTATTCGCGTCTCCCGTGACAGTCCGTGCGTCAGTCAATTCAGGGAGCAGGAGTCCGGTTATATGATGACCGGCATTGACCATCAGGGGCGATTTCGGCAGGGAGAAATTGAGTTGTACGGCTGCAGGGTTATCTGGTCCGAATCTTTACTTCACTGAAGGAGAATAAAAATGGCAAAAGCAAAAAAGCGACTTAAAGCAACTGCTGCATTATATGTCGCGCAGACGAAAGAAGAGGTTATTACAGGGATTAAGCTACTTGGCGATATTCAGCGGGAACTTATCCGTGTTGAAACAGAAATGAATGATTCCATCGCAGAGATTACCGCCAGTCATTCCCCGGCCATCGAGGGACTGAAGGCAAAAATGGAGGAGTTACAGAACGGGATTCAGACGTGGTGCGAAGCACATCGTGACGAACTGACCAATAACGGCAAGGTTAAATTTGCCAATCTCACTACCGGAGAGGTGCAATGGCGGAACCGCCCGCCGTCAGTCAGTATTCGCGGGGCTGATGCGGTTATTGATTTCCTGAAACGACTGGGCCTTAAACGTTTCATTCGTACTAAGGATGAGTTAAATAAAGAGGCGATGCTGAATGAAAAAGATGCCGTGAAAAACATCCCCGGCATTACCATAAAAACGGATGTTGAAGATTTCTCCATTATTCCGTTTGAGCAGGAAGTACAGTAACAGCAGCCAACACCCTTTATTAATTTACTTCCGAATTTATACCGGCGTCAGCGCTGCGGGTCTCTGCACGCCGGTTCCAGTTAAAAGGTAATTTAAATGTTAGCTTTATCCGGATTTGTTTTGCTGGTTTCAACCTGTGGTACCGATTCCTGTGATGCATTACCTGTTTCTGATGATATTTACCTGAATAAGCAATCGTGCGAGCTGATTATGGAACTGGTTCAGAAAAGAGCCCCTGAATCAGTATTAATTTGCGGCGAAGTTTGGCGTGAGGAATGATAAATGTCTCTGACCTGTAAACGTTGTGATAATCCGGTCGATGATCTGGATTTTGAACAGGCGACGATTATGGAAAGTTTTGATGGTACATGGTGTGTCGATTTGATTCTGAAATGCCCTCACTGCGGGCTGTCCTATAACGCATTTGTCCCCACCTCTGAATTACAACCTCTGCAAGGTGATAATCATGACGAATGAAAGTGAAAAATATCTGGCCAAAATTAAAAAACTTATGAATCTGGCCCGTCGCAGCTCCAATCCTCATGAAGCAGCAGCGGCGCTGAATCAGGCGCAGGCGCTTATGCGCAAGCATAAGCTGAGCCAGAATGATATCGACCTGATGGATATCACCAGCAAAGCCAGTAAGGGTGCGCCATCTCATGCTCAGAATATCCCTCGCTATATGGCGTATCTCGGTCAATTGATTTGCGAAGCGATGGGCGTTCGTTGCTATTACTCTTTTCAGCGCAATTATATGAACGGCCAGCGACAAAATACCGTGATTTTTTATGGTCCCGATGAACGACCTGAAATCGCCGCTTACGCCTTCGACGTTCTTTCCCGACAGATGGTCAAGGCACGCCGTGGCTATATTGCCTCGCTGCGTAAGAACATTAAACCGGTGACTAAAACGGCCCGTGCTGACCAGTTCTGTGAGGGGTGGGCTGATGGAGCACATCAGGCCATTGAGCCATTTATGGTGACGGAAAACGAAAAAACACTGATGGCTAATTTTCTGGCGAAACTGAAGAAGGAACGGAATTCATCCAACCAGCCCCCGCGAGAAGCTAAAAAATGTCGTGGTGATCAGGACGCGGCTGAAGCGGGATTTAACGAGGGTTTAAAAGCTCGTTTAAATCACGGTGTTTCCGGTAAAGATTCCGCCCTTTCTCTGGAGTACAAATCATGAAATTAACCATCGGCGACATTCGTTTATTGCTCGTGCTGGGTTGTATCGTCTTCTGGGTGGCTGTTGCATTTATTTGTTACTCCGCCGTTACTTCAGCCTGGGATTACTTTCATAAGCCGTAAAAGGGTTCCGCATATGAATAAAAAACTCATAGCTGAAGCCTCCCGGTTTCAGTCGTCGCAAGAGCGTAAAGGATTTTGGTGTTTAATCCTGGGTACGTTAACTGCAGCATTAACGCTCTTCTTTATTTTTAATATGGCCTATATGGTCTGAAGGGGAGAGTTCGTGAAAACTATCATCGTAACACTGGAGATCGACGTTCCTGATAATGCCACCGATAAGGATATTTCAGACTGGGTTGATGTTGAATATGGACAGTGTGGGAGTCGCAAATTTGATAATCCATGCATGGCCAATTATGGCGCTGCCACTGAATTGCTCGACCACTGCTGGAAATATGAGGACTAATCTATGAACAACCGCAAGATAACCATTACCAGAGAACGCCTTGAATGGCTCTCACAGATTTCAGACCGTGACGATATAGAAGACGTTGACGGTGGGGAAATTCGCGAACTGGCTAGCAGAGAATTGGCCGCAATGGACAGCGAGCCGGTGGCGTGGACTGACGAAGAAGAGTTACGCGACGCGAATGTTGCAGGAATCGGTTATTTGTTTGGCATTGACCGAGAAGAGAATAAGTTCGCCGACCCACGTCGCCAGATAATGCTCTATCGCCACGAGCAGCCAGCTCGGGATGGTTGCGCGATCGCCGACGTTATCGCTGAACGTCAGCGGCAGCAGTCTGTAGAGGGATTTTCGACAGGGCAGGATGATACGTATGTTGGTTGCCAGCTGGCGGCGGCTGCAATCTGTTACATCGAACCGATGGAGGCGATGAGTTATTGGCCCGCAGACTGGCATGACGACAGTTTCAAGCCGACTAACGAACGGCGGAATCTGGTGAAAGCTGCTGCGCTTATTATCGCTGAAATTGAGCGTATAGACCGTAAATCTAATACGGAGCTGAAAAATGAATAATTATCGCTGTTCTGTATGCAACAAGTTTCTTCCAATAGATAAATCGCAAATAAAAACAGGAGATAAAGTCAGCATTAGTGTCGGGACTGTTAATAAAAACGGCTCAAGAGTTCGTTATACAAGTAAAAAGGCCAGCGTCGTTGATGTATCCGGAGACTCTGTAACCGTTATATCTGGTCGGAAAGAAATGGTGGTATCTCTTGATATGGTATCGCCCGCAGAGGCTCCTAATGCCCTGACAGTAGCCTTCATCGGGAAATGTGATTGTAAGAGGGAAATATAATGACCCGAGATCAACTGATTAAAATCATCCATGTAGCAAAGCGTGAACTGCACATGGATGAAGATACGTACCGCCAGTTGCTGAATACCTACGCTGGCATTGAATCCACGCGTGAAATGAATCTCGGTCAGCTAAATCAGATCCTCGATGCGATGAAGAAAATCGGGTTCAAGGTCCGGACCCAGAAGAAAGAGAAGCTGACGGCCACCGACGACCAGTCGAAGAAGATTCGGTCACTGTGGCTTGAAATGGCTGACGAAGGTTTTATTCGTGACTGCTCCGAACGGGCAATCAACGTCTACGTGCACCGCATAACCGGCATCAGCCGCCTTGACTGGCTCAATACACGGGCAGCAAGCCGTGTGATTGAGACACTGAAGCAGTGGCAGACTCGCGAACGTAAGGCGCAGGAAATCCTGCAGAGTGTAAAGTGATGTCGGGAGGTCACCATGACAACACCAATGGAGCATAAGCGGCATAAACTGCTGTCTGAGGTTGCTGACCATGTCACCGAGACAGGCGTTGATTACGGTTTGTCATCCGAGCAGGCTGAACAATTGGGGCTGGCTGTGGCGGATTTTCTGGCATCTCACTTTGGCGGGCAAAACTTCACTTTTCCTCGTGACTACGCGTATAAGCTATCTCTACGCGATATGCAGATTTATGAAGAGTTCCGGGGGAATAACTGGGCTGAGTTAAGTACGAAATATGGCATTACTGAACGGGGGTTACGCAAGCTGATTCACCGAGTACACAAACAAGTGATGGCTCACCGTCAACCACAGCTGTTTTCCTTCGGTGATAACGAGTAA